TTGCTAATTGAAAACGGTTCTTTTTCAATACCTTCACCTGTAATACCATTTGAAGTAAATTTGATTGCGCTTAAAGTCTGTCCTGAAGTAGGACTAATAAATGAAGATAAAGTAATATCAAAATTATTAGTATAATTATTATTCTTATATCCTTTTAAACTATTTGAAAATATATTTTCCCTATCTTTAAAAAATGAAATATTTATAGGTGTATCCTGATCTTCAGCTCTTATATATATTTCTTTACTACCAGAGCTTCCTACATATACACTAGATAAACTAGAACTTACCCCGTAGCTAATAGTACCATCTAAATTTAATTTAGCGTATATGTCTTGAGAAGAAAGTGATAATTTATCTATTTCAACGTACTCAAACGATGATAGAGTAGGTAGATAATTTCTTTCATATATTGAAAAGTATTTCTTTAATGAATTAAATTTGTTAGAAGGTAAATTAAAATAATTCTCAACATCACTACCGGAAACACTATAATATATATCTTGAAAATCTTGGTAAAAAGGAGTTTGTGAAGTAACTGTAATAGGTCCAGATATTTCACTCGCTGATAAAACTAAAACTGGTTTAGTAGCTGCTATATCACCTGGAGGCATACTTAATGAAAAAGTATTAGTTATATAATCTTTAATATGAACTGAATCACTATATGAAGCTAAAATAGAATTATTTTTACAGTCTCTTATAATCATACGTACTGTATAATCACCAGGATATTCGTAAACATGAGAACTACTTAAAGTATTTCCAAAACTACCATCACCAAAATCAAAAGTTATCTTTTGATTATTTAACGGAATTTCACGACTCTCATCTTCTGGTATACGCGCTTTAAACGTAAGAGGGGTTATGTCTAGATTATAGGAAGACAGTTTAGCTTCTCCTTTATAATCTATTACATCAAAAATAGCATAGTCTGTCTTTATATTACTCATCTACAACTTTAATACGATTAGTTACGGATAGTGGAGAATATAGGTATGGAAACTTAAAGTAAGGTAAAGTAATATCCTGATTAACAATCGATATATCACTAGTTTCATACTGTGGGTTAAATGTTAAAAAGGAAACAGTATCTATACTAGCTCCAGTTGATTCATTTTTTGTATATATTCTCTTTACTCCTTCTAATGAAAGTATATCGTTGCTCAGTTCATTTAAGTTAATGTTTTGCCCTAAACTATTGTTTGATGGATCAAAGAACGATTTAATTAAATTAGCTGCTCTAGTACTTAAAGTATTTTTATTAATCTTGTTATTAAGTTCTCTAACTATATACAAACTAGTTTCATCTAATATGTTTAAATTTAAATCAGAGGAATTAGTAAATCCTAATCCATAAGCCATGTAAATAGGATCCCTCGGCACAACTGTATTTGAAACCATCTTTCTTTCCTTACAAGTATCAACAATTAAATTTTTAAATGATTCTGAAAGATAAGGCGGAAAGAACTTATCTTGTGTAACAGTAAATTTTGGAGTACAGAAAATGTTAATATTATTAAAGTCGCAAGAATCAGCGAAATTAACTTGGTTTATAAGTACCCTATTCACTTTATTAGGATCCACACATATATCATAGAAGTATTGTATGTATTCATTAATATATGAATCATTATTTACTACAGATATACTATTAAGTACGTTTGCTAAGTTCTTTTCTAAAAACGCTTCATAATCTGATTCATTAACTAATCGTAACTGAGAAGAAAAAGCTTTAGGAGCATTTTTTCTAATCTCTTCTACTGTTTCTTCATCTGAAAGCGAAGTAGAATTTTGAGGATTGTTTATAGTTAATAAAGAAGAATTCGAACCGTCAATAAATGTAGTTTCATTCTTATTTGCGAAGGTATCATTAAAAATCTGTCTTTGCCTTAATGAATCATAAACAAACAGCTTATTACCATTTATTACATTTTTACTTATAACACCCTCGGTATTATCTGATAGAATGTAATTAATTGAAACTACATCACCTTCACTTAATCTTTTCCCAAAGACACCATTTCCGAACTTAATCTCATAAAAACCATTTTCATTTAAACGTCTTTCATACACTCTATCATTAGAATTAGAAAGATACAAACTATCTACTTCTTTATAAAGATAGTAGGTATTACTATCAACCTCTTTTACATAGACATCAATAGTATTATCAGCTATAAACTTTTCAGTATTATTATCTATTACGTTTTTAACTACTATAGGAACTACTTCAAACTCTTCTCCTTGAGCGTTATAATCAGGGTATTCTTTTATACTACCTTGATATAAAATTACTGAATCGTTTAAACTTTTAATAGTTTGACTTCCCTGAACTGTTTTATTAAACGAATAATCATCAATAAAATTATATTGAAATCCATCTGCTAAAAAGTATGAATTTTTTCTAATTGTGTAATTGGCAACAGCCATATCAGCAGATGCTACAGCGTTTATAGGAACTATAGATGTTTGCTTACCTGCAGGTTTATATCCTATTAGCTTAACTATCTTATTCATATTTTCATAGATAGAAGCTTGATCAAAATTTACCTCAGAAGCAGTATTATTTAGATAGAAAAGCAAAACATGGTATGAATAAGCTATAATATCTATTACTGCAGCTAGATTACTACCATCATAATTTTGATCAGTAAACTTTTCATTAGTATTAAGTCTGTTTACTATATAATCTTTTAAACTTACTGCATCAAAAGCTACATAAGCATTTTGCGGTAAGCTAAAATCTAAAAACTCGTTATCATTATTGTTAGGAGCAGCCATAATTAAAATATAATATATCCGTTGTTATTTAATACCGATCTTACTGAGATCCCATATACATTCAAAGAAGGAATGTTTATTTGTAAGTTAATCCTATATTCATTATCATCTGGAACCGGAATTACACTTACACCTTCTATTTCGACTCTAGGCTCCATCAAAGGTAATCTGTTTTGAATATCATCTTTAATAGAAAATGCGCCAAAATCGCTTATAGGCTCAAATAAATATCTTCTCAAATCAAGACCAAATTCTGGACTTAATATCTTTTGACCTGGAGCAGTTAAAAAGATGTTTTTTATACTATTTAAAACAGCGTTCTCGTCATATAAGCCTTGTACATCTTTTTGTATAGTAGATTTATTAAACTGCTTATTGTAAAACACACTAGTTTCCAAGTCTAAAAACAAATCTTTAAATAGATAACCTTGCTTCAACGAATTACCGTCTAAGTTACTAACTGAGGTATCTGTTAATTTAATAAGAGCCATTTATTATATTTAATGTTGCATATGCTTATTAAGGAACTATAATATAATTAGATATGAAGATAAGAGGAAAACTTGTTACTGAAGTTGATGTTGATCATAAAGACTTGGCTAATGCTTTGAAGCGCGCGATTTTTATTGAACTTGATCTTCCTCGATATAATAAGGTTCATCATGATGGTATATCTTTTATTGAGACTGTTGATGCGCATACTTCTCATAGGTTTGAATATGAAAAACCTATAAAGCCTGCTTGTAAAGATGAGATTGAAGTATTTGAAGCGTATAATACTATAAAAGAATTTCTATATAACGTGTGATTATTTGCAAGTTGGCATAAATAATCATATGGCCGATAAAAAGTTTTTAAGTTTGCATGAATCTTATATGAGAAGATATGAGCGTGGAGGCTTTCTTGTAGGAGATGTTTTTAAGTTTAATGATAACTTTAAAAGCACAGATGAATTTAAATCCTTAGGAACTAATACGCAAGAGCTCTTACAGCAAATGATCGATTCAGGTCAACATGTAAGAGTAGTAGGTATTAAAGATACTACTTCAGCACGCTACCCAGCTAATGCAGATACAACTACATTAGACGTAGTATTAGATCTAGCTCTTGATGATGGCGGTGGAAGATATTCTCACCACGTTTCAGTTCCTAGTAACTTAGGACAAGCAGAAGAATTTTATCCTAATCTACCTCCTATTCCTGACACGTTTAAGAGAAAGAGCAATGTTAATATTAAGCCTGAAGATGTAGAGAAGTATGATAACATTGCTAATAAGACTGATAGGGGTAATGACAGTTTAGAGGATACAGAAAGAACTCTACCTGATAGTAATACTGAAATTCCTTCTGATGCAGTTACTCCTTCTCCAGCTGCTACATCATATACACAGCAATATCTCGGAGATTTAACAAAAGGGCCTAGTTCTTATTAAATAATAATAAGATGACCAAAAACGATCAAGATTTAATTGCTGAGGCTTATACTAAAGTTAACGAAGGGCTTTTTGATAGGGTTAAAGCTAGAGCTAGCCAAGCTGCAGGAGCAGTTAAAGGAGTTGGAGATAAAGTAAAAGGAGCTGCTAAAGGAGCTGCTGGTAAAGCATTAGCAGGTGCAGCTGATGTAGGAGGTAAAGCTTTAGGTATTGATGCTTCACAAGGAGGATTAGCTCAAAAAGGAGCAGCTTTACAAAAAGATGCAGCTAGAGATAAATCTAGAGGAGCTAGAGCTGGTCAAGAGGCTAAATTTAAAAGTTATATAGCTAATTCTGCTAAAACTATTGCTAATGATCTTGCTAAATTAGGAATGGAAGTAGATGATGATGCAGGTCTTATTCAAGATATTCAAAATGCTATCTCTGCTCGATTAAAGCAAGTTACTAAAAGTGGTCAATTTAGAGACGCTGCTGGTAAAATGGGCGGTAAGGTAGCTTAAGCTGCTATACACACTTCTCAAGATTAACTAGACACGCAAAAGCGTTTATCTCTTTATCTACTACAAAAGCACTCTTATATAAATGATCAGCTATATTAGCTATAAACGCTTTTTTCTGTGCATCTTGTAGATTAGTATTATAGATATAGTTTAAGAAGTTAGCTAGTAAAGTATCATAGTCACCTTGAAATCTATCTTCATTTTCAATTAGATACTTTCTAGCTTCAAGACTCTTTTTACTTACTATTTTTTTGTAGACTGTTTCGAGCAGCTCG